GTTAAGAACGTGGCGGTAGTGCAAATTTCTAAAATACAGGTCCGTAGGGGCCGCAAACAAGGTGAAGCTGGTGTGCCACAACTTTCAAGTGGAGAACTAGCATGGGCAGTTGACAGCCAAGAACTTTATATTGGTAACGGAAGCGTACAAGAAGGTTCTCCAGGAGTAGGTAACAGTAAAGTATTAACTGAACATGACAATCTTCTTAACTTAATTGAAAGTTATAAGTTTGCTAGAGATGATGCTAGTATCAATAAATCAGTTTTTAGAACACTACAATCAAAGTTAGATGACAGAGTTAATGTTAAAGACTTTGGCGCTATAGGTGACGGAGTTGCCGACGATACAGTAGCATTTCAAAATGCTGTTGATCAACTGTTCCGTAATACAGATACAGAATTCCGTAAGCAGTTGTTTATTCCAACAGGACATTACCTAATTGCTAACGACCTTACTATTCCTAGTTTTGCGTTACTTGAAGGCGAATCACAAGTTGGTGCTGTTATTATTGTAAACGACTCAAGCATCACAGTTACATGCTCCTGCTAATTGGACTTCGTTAGACAGACTACAAAACATTATTATTGATAGATTAACATTGAGATTTACAACAGGTCATTTTAATATCAGTGGACTTAAAGATAGTAAATTTGATAGAGTATCATTTGAAGGTAACTTACCAACAATACAAGATGTAGCGAGTGCGCCAGTAACTGATGCTATGGTGTTCATGAGCAACACGAACAATACCGGAACTGTTATCAACGGGCTTGAATTTGTAGACTGTAAATTTTCTAATTCATACAGAGCATTTAACTTTACACAAACTGATGCGTTGAGCTGTGGACTTACTATTAATGACTGCGAGTTTCATAATCTATTTTACAGCATTGAAATCAATGGTGTAGCAAGTCAAACATGTAATTGGGATATTAACCATAATAAGTTTAACGAAGTAATTGGGTCTGTATTACAAGCAGACTACGGAAGTGGTTTTAAATTTGCGCACAACAATATTACTAAATGTGGTAACCTAACCAACGATAGTGATAATCCTGAGAGAACTATTATTGTATTTGGAGAACACGGCAATAACACTGTGATAGAAAACAGTGTTGATAGACAAGTAGACGCATATTCAAATGTGCTTACAGGAGATGAAAGAGTACATTATCCTGAAGTTCTTAATGCTTCAAGGGTAACATCAAGTAATCAGATCAAGCAAGATTTGTTTGTTCAATTTTCAGCCTCACCTCTTGCTATGTTTTCATCATTGAACAGAAGAACTACACTTGATTATATTGTAGACTTTCAAAACGGAAGTTCACGACAAGGACAAATTACTATTACACTTGGTGATACACTAACAACACCTACTATCACTGACAAATATTCAACAACTAACAATGGCGATGCTAACGTAACTTCGTTAGTATTCTCAGTTAGATTAGTAGACAGGAGCGACTCTACAGCAGGAAGTGAAACTATGGTATTAGATTACAAAAACCCTGACGCTGGCGTTAATCCTGATACTATATCTTACTTTGTTAGTTACGGTGTTTAATCTAAGAACCGAAGATAGACTTAAAGCCTGGAGAGAATTCAGAGATACTATTGAATGCTCTGAAAATCCTTTCCAAGACGTTGCTCAATTCTGGGCGAAAGCACCATACAACTCTAGAGTGTTAGATCCTTACTACGTAGATAGTTGGCCTGACCCATGGAAATTGGTAATCAACAACCACTATGATCTTCTTGCTATTTCACTAGGAATGTGTTATACTTTTACTTTAACTGCTCGTTTTAAGGAGACACATTGCGAACTATATACATCAGTAACAGCAGAAAAAGATCCTGCTTACATGTGTGTTATAGACGACAAGCACATACTAGGACTAAATCACGGAGCAGTAACAACAAAGAATAAACTACCACAGAATGCTATTTTACTGTGGGATACTAACAACCAGAAGTAGATAATTATTTTAAAAATAATTTAAATACTCAACTGATAGAGATTAAAAAGAAAGAGGGATATATGACAACCACAAAAGACATTCTCATCACTAAACGTGATGGTGAGAAAGAAACACTAAACCTTGATAAGATTCACTTTGTTGTAGAAGAAGCATGTAAAGATTTAGCAGGAGTTAGTGCTTCGCAAATTGAAATGAATGCTGACTTACAATTTTATGATGGAATGAGTACTGACGAAATTCAAAATATTTTGATTCGTTCTGCTAATGATCTTATTTCGTTAGAAGCACCCAATTATCAATATGCCGCGGCACGTTTATTGTTGTACGGACTTCATAAAAAAGTTTACGGCGAATACACTCATTTTTCCCTTACTGATATCATTGACATGAATATCAAACGTGGTGTGTACGACTCTTCTATCAGACAAAAATACAATGACACTGAACTTAAAAAACTTAACACTTACATCAAGCACGAGCGAAATGAAGAATTTACATATGCCGGCTTGCGCCAAGTAGTTGACAAATACCTTTGTCAAGATAGAAGCTCTGGTGCTATGTTTGAAACACCGCAATTTATGTATATGATGATTGCCGCTACGTTGTTTGCTGAATATCCCCAGGAGACACGTTTAAACTACGTGAAAAAATATTATGACGCGACTTCACTTTTTAAAATCAACATCCCAACCCCTGTCATGGCAGGAGTGCGTACTCCTATTCGTCAGTTTGCCAGTTGTGTTCTTGTTGATGTGGATGATACTCTTCCTAGTATCTTTAGCAGTAATAGCGCGATCGGTTACTACATTGCTCAAAGGGCAGGAATTGGTATCAACTCGGGACGAGTACGAGCAATTAATTCAAAAATCAGAGGCGGAGAAGTAGCACACACAGGTGTGATTCCGTTCCTCAAAGTATACGAAAGTACAGTACGCAGTTGTACACAAAATGGTGTACGTGGTGGAAGTGCTACTACGCATTTCCCTTTATGGCATTATGAAATCGAAGACGTCCTTGTACTAAAGAACAACAAAGGTACAGAGGACAATAGAGTACGTAAGTTAGATTATTCAATACAACTTAATAAAACAATGTACGAAAGGCTTTTATCTGGTGGCGACATAACTCTTTTCTCGCCACACGATGTACCAGGCTTGTATGAAGCATTTTACGCAGACCAAGAAAGATTTAAAGAGCTATACGAACAGTACGAACGCAAAACAAGCATTCGTAAAAAGAAAATTAATGCTCAACAGTTATTCACAGCACTGTTAAAAGAACGTGCTGAAACAGGACGTATCTATATTATGAATGTAGATCACTGTAACACTCACAGTTCATTTAAAGATCCAATCTTTATGAGTAACTTGTGTCAAGAAATTACATTACCAACTAAGCCTATTCAACACATTGATGATGAGAATGGTGAGATTGCGCTGTGTATTCTTTCAGCAATTAATATTGGTGGACTTACACTTAATAAAGAAAATGATGAACTTGAAGATCTATGTGACCTAGCAGTAAGAGCATTAGAAGAAATTATTGACTATCAAGGTTATCCAGTTAAAGCGGCAGAGGTTAGTACAAAAGCAAGGCGCTCACTAGGTATAGGTTATATTGGATTAGCACACTATCTAGCAAAACACAAAGCCAAGTACAGTGACAAAGAAGCCTGGAGATTAGTACACGACTTAACTGAAAGTTTTCAATACTATCTGCTTAAAGCAAGTAACACACTTGCTCAAGAGCGTGGCGCTTGTACAGCATTTGACCGCACTAAATATAGCGACGGCATCCTTCCTATTGATACATACAAGGAAGAAGTAGATAACATTGTTGGTAAAAAATTAAATCATGATTGGAAAACTTTACGAAACGATATTAAGAAGCACGGACTACGGCACAGCACTTTGTCCGCACAGATGCCATCAGAAAGCAGTTCCGTTGTGTCAAACGCAACCAACGGTATTGAACCACCTAGAGGATACTTGTCCGTTAAGAAGTCAAAGAAAGGGCCTCTTAAACAGATTGTTCCGGGCTATCAACAACTAAAGAACTTTTACACACTCTTATGGGATATGCCAAACAATGAAGGTTACATTAATATTGTAGCAGTAATGCAAAAGTTCTTTGATCAAGCCATTAGTGGCAACTGGAGTTATAATCCAACCCAGTTTGAGAACAATGAAGTTCCGATGAGTGTTATGATGAAGGACATGCTAACAACCTACAAGATGGGTTGGAAAACTAGTTACTACCAAAACACATATGACTTCAAAGGTCAAGAAGATGATTTGGAAGCTAAAGAACTTGACAAAGAACCAAATGATGTTATAGTTAACGGTATGAATGGACATTCGGAACCAACAAATACACAAGATGACGAGTATTGCGATGCTTGTGCTATCTAAACCTATATGAGCAAGAGAGAGAGAAAAAATAAAATGAGTAAGACAGTATTCAACCGAGACAAGGTAGATTTCACCAAAGAGTACATGTTTTTTGGAGCGGACCAAAACACACAACGATACGATGTATTCAAATATCCAGAGTACGACAAACTTAATCAAACAATGTTAAGTTACTTTTGGCGACCTGAAGAAGTAAGTTTACAAAAGGACAGAGGCGACTATGCTGATTTCCGTCCAGAACAAAAGCATATTTTTACAAGCAATTTAAAATATCAAACACTACTTGATAGTGTACAAGGACGTGGTCCATGTCTTGCTTTTTTACCTCATTGTTCTAATCCAGAATTAGAAAGTTGTATTGTGGCTTGGGACTTCTTTGAAACTATTCACTCACGTTCATATACACATATTGTAAAAAATGTTTATCCTGATCCAGCAGAAGTATTTGATACAATCTTAGATGATGAAAAGATTATTGAACGTGCTGAGTCAGTTACAAAAGAATATGATAAATTTAATGAGATTGCCGACAACTACTTCCACAAAGGTAAAGGCAACATCTATGATGTTAAGAAAGCATTGTATAAAGCAATGATGACTGTGAACATTTTAGAAGGTTTACGTTTTTATGTTTCATTCGCTTGTACGTTTGCCTTTGGTGAACTTAAACTTATGGAAGGGTCTGCTAAGATCATTTCACTCATCGCACGTGATGAAGCAACACATCTTAACCTAAGTACACACATTCTCAAGCATTGGATGAAAGGTGACGACGATCCGGACTTTGTTAAGATTGCTAAAGAGTGTGAAGAAGACATGTATCAGATGTGGCGTGACTGTGTTGATGAAGAAAAACGTTGGGCCGACTACTTATTCAAAGATGGTTCTATGATTGGGTTGAACACAAACCTACTTCATGCGTATGTTGAGTTTATTGCTAACAAGCGTTTGAAAGCACTAGGTATGAAAACAATATTTGACCGTCCACTAAACACTAACCCACTTCCTTGGACACAACACTGGTTAAGCAGTGCTGGACTTCAAGTTGCTCCACAAGAAACAGAAGTTGAATCTTATTTGATCGGCGGAGTGAAACAAGATATCTCCGAGGATACATTTAAAGGATTTACTTTATGATCGAAATATACGGCAAGCCACAATGTCCATATTGTGTAAAAGCAAAGATGGAATGTGAAAAAAGACAATTGAAATTTGAATACAAACAACTAGGTACAGATTTTGATCGTGACTTTATCATGGAGATGTTTCCAGGAGCAAGAACATTCCCTCAAATTAAAGTACGTGGCCAAAGTGTTGGTGGCTATGATCAATTTGTAGAATACTTAGACAATACTAATTACAACGGAACAGGACACTCACTATAATGCTAATAACAACACCATATAAGAATGGCGATATTGTTTCACTTAAAGTAACCAGCGGTGAAGAAATACTTGCTAAACTTGTAGAAGAAAAAGACGATGTAATTATTGTTACTAAACCTTTTGCTCTAGTGCCAGGACAAAGCGGAGGACTAGGTATGATGCCTTGGATCCTTTCTATTGAACCTGGACAAAACATATCAATAAATAAGAATACTATAATGCTGTTACACAAGACTGAAGAAGGTATTGGAAAGCAGTATATTGAGCAAACTACAGGTTTGACAATGATTACAAAGTAAGGAGTTTTTAAATGGCAGTAGCAACAGGCCAATCGCAAGGCTTTTCGGGTACTATTGAATCCGCAATTTATACCTCTCAGTTAGAGGCGATAGTTACACAGTTAACAGCAATCAATCAAAATTTAACTGATTTCAATTTATCATATAGTGGACAGAACAGCACGTTCAACGCAATGTTCACTGCCGCCTTTCAAACAGGTTCCCATCTAAACTTAGGTACTATTTCAAATGTACTTAAGGCTGTACTTGTTGAACAGTCCGCTGGTCACGCACAGGTCCAAAGAATGGCAAATTCACTCACAAACATAGGCGCAACACTAACAGAAGGAGCCAGCACTACAGGAGGAACTATTGCTTCTAGTCTAGCACAACTAAATGCTTCAGCCTCTGTAATGATTTCTCAGAACTCAAAGAAAACAGCATTTGAACAAGCGGCAACACAAGCGGCTCTTGAACGATCTAACCTACCAGGAGTTACTGTACCACAAGCTGACGTTGAACAAACAATTAGAGATGCTGTAAGCAATGCCTCGGTTGTAAGTGCACAAACAAAAGCCACTGGGTTTATAACTAGTCAAATTGACGATGCTCTCGGCTTT